CCCGTTCTTTATGCAATGGTGGATGGTAACGCCCGGTCTAGGCCACTTCAAAGCGCGCTTGATGCGTGAGTGGCCGCAAATGGGCGATGATGTCCCTGGCTGGGGCGATCCTGGCGAGTGGGCGGTGCCCAGCAAAGACAACAAGCTCAAAGATGGCGAGCGTGGGCCAGCTCAGGAAAAGAAAGGCTACACCGTCAACTTCATGCACAGTGAAATGGACCGCGTGGAACATGAGTTAGCCGTTGAGTTTGAAGGTGCAACCGATCTAAGCGTGATGATTGAGCCTTACAAACGCATCATGGACTCTCGCGGAGGCGGCGTCACTCAAATGTCAGGTGAGAGCAACGACAACCTCATTGATGAGTTCTATAAGCTGCGCCCTGATGGCAGCAATGGACGGGACTTTGAGCGTGCCAGCGGACAGAACCTCAACCCTTCCTCGCATCGGTCTAGCGACGGCATCCACATGATTAATGACTGGTTGGGATACAACACCGAGGAAGATGTAGGCGAGCTAAATTGCCCTCGCATCCAGATTCACACTCGCTGCCAGAACACCGCCTGGGCATTGAAGAACTTCACGGGTGCGGACGGCTCCGAAGCGGCATGCAAAGACCCTGTGGACTGCGTGCATTACTTTGTTCGCGACGATCCGGCCTTTGTGGATGAGCGAGATTTCATCATCGATACTAACCGCAGACTCTAACTTATGGCCAAACCTCTCCCATTGTATATGACGCGCAAAGCAGTACGTTTGCTATGTGCCAAGAACGGATTAGGCCGACCATCGGCTGAAGTCATGTTCTTTCAACGTGCCTCACCTGCTCGAATTGTCTTGCAAGGGCGTAAAACAGCGGTTTATATCACCGCTCGTGTGTATGAGGCCTTGGGGTTACAAGTATCATAGCACCATTCCATGAAAGACCCTGAGACGAAGCGCCTTCATCGCGTTGATAGTAATGCCCTGCCTTCTGTAAAGAAGGCGATGGTGGAACTGCAAGACAACTTAGGCGATATTGGTTACTGGATAGGCGATCAACAGCGGGATGAACGAACGCTCCTTTCCGAGTGGGAGGGGCAGCACTATAGCGGGCGCAAGTGGGATTCCGAGTATGGCGGCAAGAACAAGGTTTCGCCTTGGGATGGCAGTGCGGACACCATTATCCGCGAAGCTGATGCCGCCAGTGATGAGTTGGTGATGATCATGGTCATGGCCTTCATCACAGCCAATCCGTCCGCGATACAACAGAACGCTTATGATGCCTCTGCGGCTGGCAAGGTTCAAACCCTGCTTAAGTACGAGATGCGGCAGCGTATGCTGGCTGAACTATGGGAGGAAATGAACTTTTTCGCCAACTGGGGCGTTCATTACGGCCATGCGATCGCTCGCGTGTGCTGGAAACGTGAGTACGTGACCGGCAAAGGCTCCATTTCTGTGGAAGAGCTCGCCGCATGGGCTGCGCAAGTTCAGGTTCAGAAGTCTGGCGTTGATCCACAGCAAGCCGAGGCACAAATGCCGATGATTGTCGAGGGGATGACCCATGAAATCGAAGCGTTGATGGATGATCCGGCACGCATGGCACAACTTGTGCAGCTTATGCAGGGTAAATATCCACTTCTAAGCCCCAAACGAGCCGCAAAAGTGGCGCGGCAGCTTGCAAAAGAACGTGATACGGTAGAGTTCAGGCTTCCTATTGAGCAACCAGGGAAGCCTTTTGTGAGGGCGTACTGTCCCGGCACAGACTTTTTCCGCCCTTGGAAAACAGGCAAAGTCAACGATTCGCCATGGAAAGCGACGGTTGAACGCTGGTCGGAGCCTGAAGTATGGGCTAAAATCAATACGGACGGATGGGAGGAAGACTTTTGCGAAGCTCTGATCAAACAGGGACCACAACGAGCCATTTCGCAAGGTTCCATGGACCCGACTGGAGCGCCTTATACCGTAGGGCGGCAAACCTTCGACAACCTCAACACGGATTCAGCCAATCGGCGCAATCAGGAGATGCACGGCTATTACGAGGTGGTGCATATGTGGGTCACTGCCGTCGATGAGGACCACTTTCCAGCCACGTTTGAAATCATCTTTCATCCTGCCATTGGTGACAAAGACTCGGAGCCCATGTTCGCGATCAATCGCATGGTTGACGACTACGTGGGTGAGTTCGTCGAGTGGCGCCGAGAGTACAAGAGCCGTTCCGCTTACGAAAGCCGGGGCGTGCCGCGATTGGTGCGACTCCCGCAGATGGAGCGTAAGTGGATGCGTGACGGGCGGTTGAACCGTAACGAGATGGCGACGAATCCTCCGATTCGCACTACGCGCAAGAACGCTTACGGCAAGCCTGAACGTCTAGGTCTAGCACCAGGGCGCGTGATGATGGAGGAACGCGGCCAAGAATCCGGCTTTGTCGAACCTCCACGTTTTGACGAAGGCTCCGTTGAAGAGGAGCAGATGATTAGTCGCGATGTGGCTAATCTACTAGGCTTGTTTAATGAAGGCGTGCTTCCTGCCAAGACTTCGCTTCATCAGCAGTTCATCGTTAATAACTTCCTGACTGCCTGTCGTGAAATCGCTATCAAGATCATCCAGAACGATCAGCGATACATGGACCCGCTCAACGTCTCGCAGGTGATCGGCAATGGGCCCCTACCGTTCAGCGTTGACCGCGATCAGATTGCAGGGCAGTTCGATATTCAATTCGAGTTCGATGTGCGGATGAATGATGCCGACTACGTGAAAGAGACGTGGGAGGTGATGATTCAGGCCATGAATGCCGATAGCCAGGGCACTATTGACCGCTCCAAACTCATCCGCTGGTTGATCCAGTCCAAGAGCCCAACGCTTGCCGACATGGTATGTGGCGATCCGCAGGCTGTGGCACAGGATGAAGCCGATGATGAGCGTAAATGTCTGGCTGCTGCGATGCTGGGCGTTGCCACGATGCCAAAGCCAGGAGGCAACCCGCAAGCCCGCTTGGATGCTATCAATCAGGAGTATCAGACGAACGCGATGTTTAAGAACGCCTACGACACGAATCCAGACGTTCAGAAGATTGTGCAGTCACGCTCCAACACGTTCCAGTTCCAGATTGACCAGCAAAAGAACGCTGGCATTGGCAATACTGGCTATGTTCCGCCTAAACTTGGGGATCAACCGCCAGCGCCATGACCAACCGTGAAATCTTAGAAGCTCTATCGCAGAAAAAGAATGAGCCGTGGTCGCGCGCCATCATGGCCATTATGGATGGGTGCATCGAAGAAGCGCGCCAAGAGGCGGAAGTGCGCGGCCAGGATTCCACTATTCGCATTGAAGCCAATGGCGGGGCTAATTATCTGCGAGCATGCAAAGCCGAGTTAGCCGAATGGCTGGACAGAACTCTTAATGAACCGCTAAAAAATGGTTCGGATGAGTACATATCTGCGCAGGAAAGCACAGAAGACGACTCTTAAAAGGTTCCCTATTCTTTAGAATAGTCCCTCTATCGCATCACGGCCCTGTTTAGGGCTGATGTGATATGGCTAGAACCTCATCCACTGCTACACCAAACAACGCGACTCCAGCCCCTGCGGCTGGTCCTGTCGCGGCTCCATTAGCACGGGGCAGAGAGATGCAATCCTCTCCAACTGAATTGCAGCGCAGCCCTGAAGAATCGACTTCGGATTTGCTGAAAGCCATGGGCCTTAGCCCGGAAGCCGAAGAAAAGCCGAAAGCCAAGAAACCCAAGGAAAGCGAACCAGTCCAAGACGAAGCTCTTGAAGACGATGACAAAGAAGAAGTCAAAGAGGTAAAGCCCAAGGCGAAAGCCAGTAAGGCCATTCTCGATGATGAAGACGATGTCGAATCTTCAAGTGACGAAGATGAAGACGACGAAGGAGAAGACAAAGGCAAAACTGCCGGTCAACTCTACAAAGAACGCGAGAAGCGCCGTAAACTCAAAGCGGAAAAAGAATCCGTCGAGAAAGAGCGGGATGAGCTGCGCGAAAAGCTGAAAGGTGCTGTTTCGGTCCCTGCTGGTGACATTTTCACTGGCACCTACGCCAACGTCAAGACTCCTGAAGACCTCGAAAAAGCCAAGTCGATCCTCTCCCAATGGGAAGAATGGTACGATGACCGCACTGAAGGGTTTACGGACAATGACGGCAACGAAGTGGATTCCCAAACAGTAAAGAAAGCACTGCGAGACATTCGCAAGGAGCTCAAACGCTCTGGAGATGTTGAGAAGTATTTCGACACCAAAGACAAATCAGCCGCAAAGGCTAAGGATCTCTATCCTTTTGTCTCGGACACCTCAAGCAAGCGTCACGACAAGGTTTTAGACCTCGCCAAATCCTATCCTGAAGTTGCTCGCTCACCTCACGCCCCGCTTTTGCTGGGCAGGCTGGCCGTGGCTGATCTTGTGGAATCTGGCGAGTACGTCCTAGTGAAAAAAGGAACGGCTAAAAAGGCTGAACCTGTAGCACTCAAGACGGAAGAAAAGCCTGTTCAACGCTCTTTGAATCGCCCGTCTCAACAGGAGCGTTCGGAAACGAAAGCACCTCCTGACACGCAGTCCGTTTATGCCCGCATCATGCGCGGCGACATGGATTCGGCTACTTCACACTTCGCCTCCATCCTTGGCTGATCCATCCCCCGACTCTAGCCCCTCCACATTTCACCTAAACTACCATGCCCCAAACTTTTGAACGCAACGAAGTAGGCAAGCGCGAAGACCTCGCGGATGCCATTTACCTGATTGATGCCCGAATGACGCCGCTGCTTTCCGCAGTACCCAAAGGCGCTGGCCTCGTCAACACCCTTTTCGACTGGCAGATGGACGCCTACGATGCCCCTAACACCTCTGGTGTGGTGGATGGTACGGACGTATCCGCCACCGAAGATGCTGCCGTGAATCGCGCTCGCACTAGCGGACGTGTTCACAAGCTGCGCCAGACTCCCAAGGTTTCCGACTTCACCGATTTCACGGATGTTGCCGGACTTGGCCAGGGCATGGAATATGCCCATGCAGTCGTGAAGAAGACTGTCGAAATCAAACGCGCTGCCGAGTGCGTACTCGGCGGCGATCAGGATTCGCAGGCTGACAATGGCACCGTGCCTTACATCACTCGTGGCCTAGGCGCTTGGATTCAGAACGGCGCGCAGACAGACCTTCCCGTGCCTGTTGCCTTCCGTACTCCTACTGCCAGTATCACCACCGCTGCCCTCAGTGCCATCGACGTGTCGGCGATCAACGCCATCATGCAGAGCCAGTACCAACAGACTGGCAAGGTGCAGAGCTACATGTGGGCCGTTGGTCCATCGCTCAAGAAGCGCATCACGGATCTTGTGGGTTACCAGCCTACTGTTGCCAACTACACTGCTCTCTTGCGTACCAACGTAGGCGATCAAGGCGCATGGGAGCACAACATCCAGTCCTTCACTGGTGACTTTGGCACCTATGACATCGCCATCGACAACTGGCTGGGATACAACAACACCACCAAGGTTGCTGATGCCCGGCGCGGTTACGTGCTTGATCCTCAGATGCTGAGTCTGCGGATGCACAAGCCATGGAACACGCGCGAACTGCCTGACATGGGCGGTGGCCGTCGTGGTCTTATCGAAGTGGTGATGGGCCTCCAGGTGAAGAATCCGCTGGGCCTCGCGAAATTCGCTTCCACTGCGGACTAATCAACCATTCACAATCCAATCCCTGACCTTATACCCTTATGGCTGATACCGTCGTAGTCCTTCCGAGCCAGTACGTTGCCCCGCTTTCCGCTGAGGAAACGCGCCAATCTGGCTTTACTCACCGCATCACGATCCCTTACACCGTTATTGCTGCCGTCACTGGTGGCACGACTGGTGACACTGTGACCGTCACTTGCGGCAGCACGCCAACCAAGTTCCTCGTGGACAAGGTGGCGGCACTCGTCACTACCGCTTTCGTAACCACCAATACCGGCACGCTCACGGCTTCTGTGGGCATCAGCACCTCTACCGCTGTCTTTATGGCTGCGAAGGACATGCTGACCGCCGCCGCCTATCAAACGGCTGCGGGCGCTGTCCCTGCTGGCACCACGTCCACTACGGGCGTTGCGGCCGTGACGCTGGCGGTGCGATTCACCACTGGCACTGCTGGCGCTCCTAGTGCCGTTAGTGCTGGTTCCGTGGACATCTTCCTTGGCATGCGAGATCTCGCCAAGATTGATTCCATCAACGGCAATTCCTAACCCTTTGGCCGGAAACGGCTGAACCCCAAGGCTCACACACCGGAAGCGCGGCCTGACAACCGGGCCGCGCTTTTCCTCTTTCTGATTCTATGTTCACGTTTGAACACATCGTTGACCAGTTCGGGCCGCAAGTAGCGCAGCAAGTGCTGCAAATCGCGTGCGGCAAAGTAAACAACGAGA